ATAACTGAACCTACTCCACTTAAGAAAATTTACAGTAACTTAGAAGTTACCGAATAACGGTACCTGCCGTAACTTGAGTGAAACAGATACCCAGATAAATCTATCATTATTTCAATAACTTCAGGACCTGGATAAATTTTCAAAATATTTTTTAAAGATAAATATTTTTCAATCTCACCAAGAGCTTCTTTTTGAGTTCTTGGCTCACTCACCCTTTTAGCATCAGTAACAATAGCAAAAAATTCAGTTAAGGTCTGGGGACAAATACACAAAGAAAGCTCGCCTCTTAATCCTTTTTCTCTAAGCAATAAAGATGCTTCATGGAATGGCGAGCTTTTATCAGCGGCATAAACCAAGACATTTGTGTCTAAAAGAGCTATATTAGAGGTAGTCATATATTTCTTGTCTAGTTAGCTTTCCTTTTACTCCTAAAGGCCACGTAGCAAACTCGATTTTTTCTTCAATTTTTTCCTCTTTCATTTTCTCCCTTGCCCTAAAGAGGTCTATAATTTTTTGGACAAACTTAACCTCCTCTTCTGGCAAGTCATGCACATCAAGATTAGTAACCATCCCTATTCCTCCTCTTTTTAATTGTCTTAATTGATATTTTAACATATTATTAAAATCTTATGGATAACTCTTATCTAAGTATAGGAAATTTTAGGGAGTTGTCAAACAAAAAAAGGACCTCTCTTTTGCAGATGCCTTTAATGCCGCTTTTGCCATCAAGAATGGTATTAAAGAGATTTACAGCTATGACACCGACTTTGACAAGGTGGAAGAGATTAAAAGGGTAGCGCCTGATTAAAATAGTTGAAGAAAAAGAGGTTGATTCCAAAAAGAAACAAGATATAAAACAGGGAAGGTTGCTGCCTTCTCTTGGTGAACAAACTAATGATGAGTACTAAGCCGTATACTTAATCTACACTGGAGCTTATCCCTAGATATCTCTGAAATAAACAAAGAGCATCGGCTGGAGTAACTCTGCCATTCCCGTCTGCGTCACAGCATTCAGTGCAGGGGCCAAGTTCAAAATAGCAATTAAAAATAATTAGGGCATCTGCTAGAGTAATACTTCCGTCTTTGTTAAGATCTCCATTGCAGGGAGAGAGTGTATCTATATCTGCTTGATAGAGATTCTCTGTCGGGACAGTTGACCAAAATTTTTGTAATGCTTCTTCGCCATCATTTGAAGAAGACAATATTACTTTATATATGTTTTGATTTTCATCAAATTCTCTGTAAAATGTTATTGATTTTATTGGAGGAGTAAAATCTTTAACAACGACATTATCAACAAGTCTCTTGGCTGACCAGAAGAAAGACTTTATACTTTGGTATTTGCTAGTGCCGTAATAATAATCGTAAACCCCTGAATTCAGCAAAAATCTTTCAGACCCGTTTTCACCAGTAATCTTGATAAATTCTTCAGTTATGAAAATTTCTTGGTTTTTCTTTAAATTCACTACCCCATATAAAACCGTAATTGGCTTATCTTTTCCGCCAGCGAGTTCTGCTAACCAATTATCTGCCTCGACACTCACTGGTTTAGCCTTGAACTCCGCCGCATTGATTACCTCAACTTCATCAAAGTCATATTTTATTCCTTCGCCAGCAAAAACGAACATAGTAAAAATAAAACAAGCCACTATTAAACTTAAACTCAATGTTATTGATTTTTTCAACAGTCACCCTCCTTAATTTGGTAGTGGTACACAAGTAATGCTGTAATTAATCTAATATAATCAATATGTTGTGGTCCAGGGCGTATCGAAGTCTAACTTCGTGTAATTGACATATAAATCACGATAACTATAATTTTTACATATAAATTATAATAAATTTGTTTTTTAGCTCTGCATTAGCAATTTCTCTATGATTACTTGCGGAGTGACTTGCATGGATTAATACCATTAACATATTGATATTATAAGTTTTACAAGTAGCATTACTTGTATAGCACTACCCTGTTTTTATTGACCTTGAAACTTTCAACCCTTAATTGGCATAGTAAGGCTCTTTATAGCAGTTTATGTTTGTTAAGGTATGGGAACTGCAAGCAGGAAAAGTAAACATCGAAATTGAAAGAGGAACATTACATTAGGAACCTATATTGAAAAATATACCAAGTTTACTTCTGTATTGTCAAAAAAACCGACCAAATATAAACCATTGGCCGGAATAAAACATAAAAAACTAATGATACATTGGTTGGTCTTTTGGTTTTTCTCCTTTGCCATCACCCTCGTTTATTTATAATACTACTTGTAACCTATTGCAATATTTGGTATATTATATATGAATGTATAAAATGTCGACCACAAGGGAGATTGTACATATGGGAATAGCCAAAGGTGCCCGTATTGATGAAGTTGATGAAGGCAAAATGGATAAAAAGGCACAATGGATGCAAAAGATCGAGAAGCAACTCCTTGAATATACAAAGTTAAAATTTACCGGTAAGGTAGTCTTTGCTCTGAACATGTCTCAGGGCGGCATAACCGACGGCAGTATTCAAACTGATAGCAAGTTGAACTGACAAAATAAACTGGCAAGCTGAACTGATAGACTGAACTGATAGTAGGATAGCAAATAGCACAATATTAAGTTGAATCAGTAACGTAATAACATAACCGATTACGGAGAAAAGTCGCTGGTAAGCGACAGCTTTCAAAGTCCGGTTGACCTAATGACTTAGGTTGGCCGGACTTTTTTCGTTTTGGGGGTGTGGATTAGGGGTGAAAGATGGTTGGGGATTAGGGGTAAAAGATGGTAGCGAGTAATCTCAAGGTAGTCTATGTGAGGATATCCGATCTGCGACCGGCAGCCTACAACCCTCGGCAGATGAGCGAGAAGCAGGCTGCAGATCTTGAGCAGAGCATTCGGCAGTTTGGCCTGGTGGACCCGCTGGTTGTTAATCGACATCCTGAGCGGATGAACGTGGTGATCGGCGGGCACCAGAGGCTGAAGATAGCCGAGCGGATTGGTGTTGATACTGTGCCAGTGGTCTATGTTGAGCTGAACGAGGAGCAGGAGCGGGAGCTCAACTTGCGGCTAAATAAAAACCTCGGCGAATGGGACCTGGATGCGTTAGCTAATTTTGATCCTGAGCTGCTCAAGCTGGTCGGATGGACTGATGAAGAGATGGAGAATATATTCCGGCTCAATATCGGTGCGGATGGTGAAGGCCGTGATGGAAATGGGGGGAATGGCAGTGATGGGGATGGTGGCGATGGCGATGCTGATAAGGTGCCTGAGCCACCCAAGGAGCCTGAGAGCAGGCGTGGTGACCTTTTCCAATTGGGCAGGCACAGGCTGTTGTGCGGGGACAGCACCAAGCTGGAGGATATCGCAAGGCTCATGGATGGAGAGAAGGCGGATATGGTGTTCACCTCTCCTCCTTATACGGACCAGAGGGAATACCACATCGGGAGCTTCTCCTGGGATGGCCTGATGTTTTCCGTTTTTGGGAACATTGTCTCTTTGGTAGCAGATGAGAATACCCACATTCTGGTGAACCTGGGTCTTTCTCATAAGAACAGGGCCGTTGACCGCTATTGGGACAAGTGGCTCTCTTTCATGGTTGATCATGGCTATCCTCTCTTTGGGTGGTATGTGTGGGATAAGGGCTGCGGGATGCCGGGAGAGTGGAGCGGGAGGCTTGCTCCTGCGTTTGAATTTATATTCCATTTTAACAAGAAATGTGGCTCTGCTCATAAATGGGTGGAAACCCAATATGAGTCAAGTAATAGAAAGATTTGCCAGCATAATTTCAGGCAAAAAGATGGGAGCCTGAAACCTGCCGAATCTCCGGATAAGCTTGGTCAGCCGTACAAAGTACCAGACTCTGTGCTTCGTATTTCAAGGGCATCTACAGCAGGGAGTATCTTGAAGGAGCATCCTGCGGTTTACCCTGTTGCCCTGCCGGAGTTTGGGTGTAAGACATGGACTGAGGAGGGTAGTCTGGTGTTTGAGCCGTTCGGCGGGTCGGGCACTACCCTTATTGCCTGCGAGCGCACAAACCGGCGATGCTTCCTTATGGAGATTGATCCTGTATATGTGGATTTAATCCTTGCCAGGTGGAAACAGTATACGGGCAAGGATGCTGTGAAGGTGGGGAACGGGGTGGACGTGGGGAAGGCGGTGAAGGTAGAGAAGGCAATGAATGTGGGGAAGGTTGGGAATGAGGAAGGGAGAGGAGGGGCAGCGAAGGTTGGGAACATGGGGAAGGCAGTGAAGGTGGGGAATGAGGAAAAGGTGGAAGGGGCGGAAATGGCGGTGAAAGTGTCATGATGAAGGTAGAGTATGTTCCAATCGAAGATTTAAGGCTATCCGAATACAATCCCAGACAGATGACGGAAAAGCAGGCTCAGGACCTGGAGGCCAGTATCAGGAAATTCGGGCTGGTTGACCCTCTGGTAGTAAATCGGCATCCTGAGCGGATGAATGTGTTAATTGGCGGCCATCAGCGGTTGAAGGTGGCCAGGACATGTGGGATTGATACCGTGCCGGTAGTCTATGTCGAGTTGGATGAGGGGCAGGAAAAAGAGCTTAATCTCAGGCTGAATAAAAACACCGGAGAGTGGGATCTTGACTTGCTGGCTCGTTTTGATCAGGAACTTTTGAAGCAGGTTGGCTGGACTGATGAGGAACTTGGAGATATCTTCAACTTTAATGCCGGTGAGCAGGATGATAACGGCAAAGACGCTGACCATGTGCCGGAGCCTCCTGCGGAGCCGAAAAGCAGGTATGGCGATTTATTCCAGCTTGGCGGGCACAGGCTGTTGTGTGGGGATAGTACCAAGCGGGAGGATGTGGAGAGGCTGATGCAGTGCGAGATGGCGGACATGGTGTTCACCGATCCTCCCTACAATGTGAACTACGAGGATACCTTCGGAAGGAAGATCAAAAACGATAATCTGAAGGACTTCAGGGGATTTCTGAAAGGTGTCTATGACTCGATGTTCCTGGTTTTAAAGGATAATTCTCCAGCATATGTTTGCTATGCAGAGAGAACTGTCCTGGAGTTTAGAACCGTGGCGGTTGAATCCGGATTTGAGTGGCGAAACACCTTGATCTGGCTGAAAGATGTGCCTGCCATGAACTTTGGCCACTATACCTGGATCTATGAGCCAATCCTGTATCTGGCAAAAGGGGCGCCTCAATTTTACGGTAAGCCGAACCATCCTAATCTTTTGGAGGCAGCATCAACCAATTCATTTGCAGGCAGGTTTGACGACAAAGGGAATAAGGCTACCAGGGCCCTGCACCCAAACCAAAAGCCGACCAAGATAATAATTACGCCCATAGAAAATTCCAGCAAGTCCGGAGGCCTTTTATTCGAGCCTTTCGGCGGCTCAGGGTCCACTCTTATCGCCTGTGAGAAGACCAATCGACGATGCTTTGCGATGGAGCTTGATCCGATTTACGTTGATGTGATCATTGCCCGCTGGGAGGAATACACGGGCGGGAAAGCGGTGAAGGCGTAAGCTTATGAAAATCGCCTATATTGCAGGTCCATACAGAGCAGCGACTCCTCACGGCATCTTGCAGAATGTGAGGAAGGCAGAGGCGGTTGCCATTAAATACTGGCAAAAAGGGTATGCAGTGATATGCCCGCACAAGAATTCGGCCTTGTTTGATGGGCTGCTTCCGGATGAGGTATGGCTCGAAGGCTATTTGGTAATCCTGGCCAGATGAGATGTCTGCGTCATGCTCCCTGGCTGGGAGAATTCAGAAGGTGCCAGACAAGAGCATGAGTTTGCCAGGGCTCATGGCATAGAAGTGGTTTATGAGAACGCAGTTTATTAGACGATAAAATGCCTTGGTTTATTTGTACATAGGTTATTTGTATTTTTATGAGAAAGAGAAGCAATTTTCAGGTTAAACAGGATCGAGTCAAAATAGCTGAGCAATATCTGCGAGGACATTCCCAATCAGAGATTGCTGATAAGCTGGGTCTTACCCAACAGCAGATAAGCTATGACCTTCAGGCTATCCAAGCTGAGTGGCTGAAGAATACCACAATGGCCTTGGATGAGTACAAGGCCAGAGAACTGGCCAAAATCGATCATGCTGAGCGTTGCTATTGGGAAGCGTGGGAGCGGAGCATTGAAGAGTTTCGGTCTCGTACCATTAAGGCAAAGGGAATCAAGGCGGATCAAAAAATCCAGGCAAAGCCGGAGCAGGCGGAGCAGACCATCTATACAGAGAATCGCTGCGGTGATCCACGGTTCCTCGATGGCGTGCTCAAGTGCATTGAGCGAAGGTGCAAGCTGCTGGGGCTGGATGCTCCGGCTAAGGTCGAGACCGAGGGCGTAATCATAATTGATTCTGTGCCTGCGCGAGGGGTAAATGAAGGCAACCTCTAAACCAATCAAGATCAATATCTTTAATCGGCTGCCGGAGGTGACGAACGAGAAGTACTTACCTCTTTATGAGAACAAAGAGAGGTATCTCGTGCTTTACGGTGGGGCCGGAAGCGGGAAAAGTCATTTCTCTGCTGAAAAGATATTGATCCGGATCTTGGTTGCAATCAAGCGCGGCTATAAGGAGAAATTCCTCGTTCTCAGGAAGACCCAGCCTGCGCTGAGAAAATCGGTCTTTGCTCTGCTCAAGGCTTATATTGACCGGTGGGGAATAGGCCCTATTGTCCAGGTCAATAAAACGGACATGAGCTTTTCCTTTGTCGGCGGCTCGGAGATCATTTGCAGTGGGGTCGATGATCCGGAAAAGTTAAAGTCCATTGAGGGAATCACATCGGTCTGGATCGAGGAGCCTACCGAATTGACCGTGAACGATTTCCTCCAGGTAGATCTCAGGCTCAGGGGAGACACGCCGAGCTATAAGCAGATCGTCCTTAGTTTCAATCCTATTTCCAGGACATCATGGCTTCATGGCTACTTTTTTGAGCATCCTCAGAAATCTACAGATACTCTTCAGAGATCTGCATCTACTCGTCCGGAATCTACATATATCTGTCACAGCACGTATAAGGATAACAGGTTCCTGGATGCTGAATATATCAAAGTGCTGGAAGGACTTAAAGACAAGGACGAGACCTATTATCAGGTTTACGCGCTCGGCCTGTGGGGAGTGCTCCAAAATCTTATCTTCAAAAACTGGGTGGAGGAGGAGATCCCTGTTGATGATCGGTATTATGATGCTGTGCTCAATGGCCTTGATTTCGGCTTTAACCATCCGAGTGCCCTGGTCAGGGTGGGGGTGAAGGATGATGATCTGTATATCTTTGACGAGATTTACGAAAAGGGCTTGACCAATAATGAGCTTATTTCGCTGGTAAGGGAAAAGCGTATAAGAAACCAGGTAATCACGGCTGATAGCGCAGAGCCAGCCAGGATCGAGGAATTCAGGAAAGCGGGAATATGGATCAAGCCCTCGATCAAGGGACCCGGCTCAGTCAAGGACGGTATCGATTGGGTGAAGCGGCACAAAATTCACATTCACCCGCAGTGTGTGAACACGATCAAGGAGATCAGCGGTTATAAATACAAGGAAGACAAGAATGGTAATGTGTTTGATGAGCCGGTCCCGTTTAATGATGATGCCATGAGCGCTCTTCGGTATGCGGTTGAGGAGCTGGTTACCACGATCGAGATTGAATTTGAGGTAGCCTCAGAGAGAGAATCCGCTTATGCACTGGACAGGTTTTAAAGTTACTACTCAGGTAGGCACAAGAGGCACAAAGGCACAGAAGGCAAAGAAGGCACAGAAGGCACAGAGAAAAATGAAGACAACTCCGTGCCTTTGCCCCTATTACCCTGATGAGTTAGGTTTTGAAAATGGCTAATATGGCTAATGAAGAGCTGAGAAAGAATAAAGTAGGATTTAAGGATGAAATAGCCACAATCGAAAGGGATGTGGACTATTTTTCCGGGTATTTGACTTACTTCCCGAACCCTGACTCGATACTGGAAACCGAGTCCAATGGAGAGGGGATAAGGCTTTACGACAAGATCGAAAAGGACTCTCACGCCTACTCTGTCCTCCAGACACGGTATTTATCGATCGTGGGGAAAGAGTGGGAAGTGATCCCGGCGAATACAAAGAAAAATCCAGGGCGGCCTGGTAAGAATACGCGAGAGCAGCAGATAGCGGATTTCGTGACCGGAGTCTTTGAGAATGCGAACTTTGACCAGATGCGTAGTGAGCTCCTGCAGGCGATCCTTTACGGTTATTACGTCATCGAGGTCTTATGGGATGTGAACGATGAGGGGAAGATCGTAATTAAGAAATTCGTCGGCAAGCATCCCAGGCGCTTTTGCTTCACTACCAGGCGAGAGCTAAGGTTGATTACGCCGGAGGCCCTGGTCGAGGGGATATCGGTTCCTGATCGAAAGTTCATTATTTTCCAGTGGGGAGACAGCGACAATCCTTATGGCAAAGGACTCGGCCAAAAACTATGGTGGCCAGCCTGGTTCAAAAAGCATGGCATTAAGTTCTGGCTTATCTTCCTGGAAAAATATGGCATGCCTACTACGGTCGGCAAGTACCCGGCAGGGACTCCAAAGCCTAAGCAAGATGAACTTCTCTCTGCAATCAGGGCAATACAGACATCGTCTGCCATCAAGATTCCTGACGGAATGATAGTGGAGCTCCTGGAAGCTACGCGCCAGGGGCATGTGACATACGAAACTCTTTGTGAGTACATGGATAAGCAGGTTTCTAAAGCTGTCTTGGGTCAGACGCTTACTTCGGATACTGGTAATGTTGGATCGTTGGCTATGGCACAGGTTCATAATACCGTCCGGCAGGATCTTATGGAGGCCGACGCGGATCTGCTCGATGCCTGCCTAAACGAAACGGTCATTAAGTGGCTGGTAGATTACAATTTTGCCAAAGTTACGGCCTATCCGAAGATCGTAACCTATACGGCGGCAAAGCCTGATTTAGCTGTGCGTAGCGGGATCGATAAGACACTGGCCAAAGATATCAGGCTGCCGATGGCCAAATCTTATTTTTACCAGACGTACGGAGTTTCGGAGCCAGGGCCGAACGATGAGCTTGTTAATCCAGCGACCGATAACGCCGCTCCGGGTCAGGATAATCAAGCCTCGTTACCTCCTTCTTCTGGCAACAGAGCTTTTTCGGCGTTCGGTTCTGCGCCTTCTTCTAGCAACAGAGCTTTTTCGGCGTTTGGTTCTGCGCCTTCTCCTGATATGGCCGCTGATATGACCACTGATATGACAGCTTCACAGGCTTTCCTTGATGGGCTGACAGAGGAGGCGGTCCGAGAGGCACAGATCCTCTTTATGAATCTGACTAAACCAATCCAGGATCTGGTCATGAACGCGGGGTCCCTGGAAGAAATCCGGGACAAGATCCTGGAAACTTATGATCACATGGATGCCGACAGCCTTGAAAATATCATGGCTCAGGTGTTCACCCTGGCCAGGTTGGCCGGAGTCGCGAAGGGTAAAGATGCCATCGACAAGCACGCTTATAGCACTGCCGTTTAAGGCAGCGATAGCGTTTTTTAAGCGGAAGGTCCTGCTTACGTCTCAGGAGTTCTATGGCCTGACTGATGGGTCCAGGGACATGGCGTTTACGGTCAGTCGCGTGGTTAAGATGGATATCGTTAAAGATATCTATGACGCGGTTAACGACGCGATAACAAAGGGTGAAACCGTCTCCGATTTTCGGAAAAAGCTCGGCGACGTGATGACGGCTAAGGGCTGGGGAGGGCTTTCTCCCTGGCATGCAGAAACGGTTTTCAGAACAAATGTTCAATCAGCATATTCTGTCGGTGAATATCGGCAGTTTACGAAGCATAAGAAAAGTTTCCCAGCCTGGGAATATCAGGCGACAGATGACAGCAGGGTGCGACTGGCTCATCTACTCCAGAATGGAAAGATTTACCCCGTGGATCACCCGTACTGGAAGACCTGGTATCCACCCAATGGGTATAACTGCCGGTGTGACGTGCGGCCAGTGCATAAATACGAGATCGAGGGCAGGGGTCTTAAGGTTCTAAACGAGGACGACACAGGGACGACAAAGAGTGTCCTGAACCCGGTCACAGGCGAAGAAGAGAACGTCACTCTTAATCCTGATCCAGGATTTGAGCATAATCCGGCGCTCCATAAGTGGACTCCGGATCTAAAAAAATATCCGGATAAGTTAGTGCAAATGTTTGCAAGAGAAAAAAGATAGGAGGGGCTGACTATGCCAGGATCTGCGCCAGGCTTTACAGGCTTTGAAGATTGGGTGCCTATATTCATGGGCGGGAAACAAACTGATTCGAACGGGAAGTCCCATGATGGGGACGAACTGATCGAGAAGGCAGTCGAAACATTTGACCCGAAATACCACGAACCGCCCGCGGTGTTGGGTCACCCTGAACACGACAAACCGGCTTATGGATGGGTTGAAGGGTTGCGCAAAGTTGCAGAGGATGTGAAGGGAATCGGAAAAGTCAACGTGCTCTATGCCAAGTTCAAAGATGTGGTGCCGGAATTCGCACAGGCGGTGAAAGAGGGGTTGTTTAAGAAGCGTTCGGCCAGTTTCTATCCTGACGGGAGGCTGAGACACGTCGGGTTTCTGGGCGCTATGCCTCCGGCAGTCAAGGGCCTGGCTAACCTGAAATTCGCCCAGTTTGACGAGGAGGCCAGCAAGGGCGGGCTGATCGCATTCGATGAATTGAACTTCACGGCCAGGAAGGACATATCCGGCCTACGTGGAATATTACACTCCCTCAGAGATTATGTCATTGGTGAAAGCGGTGTTGATTTCGCTGACCGGATTTTGACCCGTGAGCAGATTGAAGAATTATCGAGCGACGTAACTGGCGTTCAAGGAAACGGTAATGCCGTTCAAGGAAACGTTACTGGCGTTCAAGGAAAACAGGAGGATAAAGATATGCCCTATACTGAAGAGCAGGTTAAGGCGCTTCTGGACCAGCAGATGGCCGTATTTACTGAGGAGTTGAAGAAGCAGGAGGAGCGGATTACGGCTGCTTTGAAAGTGCAAATTACTGAAGAAGGCCGGAAGAAGGGAATAGGCGATTTTTGCGACAGCCTGGTAAGAGAGGGGAAAGTCCTCCCTGCCTGGATCGATGGCGGACTGAAGTCCTTCATGGAGCATCTTGAAGGCGGTGAACCTGTCCAATTCGCTGAGAATCGCAAAGAGACTCCACTGGAATGGTTTCAGAGGTTTCTACAGGATATGCCCGGCATGGTCAGATTCGATGAGTTTGCCAATGGGGATAATAAGGTATTTTGCGATGATTCCCAGGCGCAGATTGAAAAGCTGATCAAGGATAAACAGACCAAGAATCCCAATATGAGCTATTCCGAGGCGTTCAATGTCGTTCAAATGGAGTATCCTGCCGTAGCTGAAGCCTATATGAACGCCATTTCGAATCACCGCCCGGCTGTAAAGACGAAATAAGCCGTTGGACGGAAGGGTGATGATCTTCGTTTCGGCCATTTCGTCATTCCCGCGAAGGCGGGAATCCAGGAGGGAGGACATGGATTCCCGCCTTCGCGGGAATGACGTTTATGTGATGGCTGAATGTATGATCAAGGCCATAAGACGGCTTTACATATTGGATTTAAATAATGGAGGGCCACGATCCGTCGTGGCCGCTGGAAAAGAGGAGATTTTACATGTCTACTGAAAATAGATTACTGGACCTTCCATATGTCGCGGCGGAGGACCTGTCCAGCTACCAGTATCATTTTATGGTATTGAATAGCTCAGGGCAGGCGCGCCTGCCTGACTCGGCCAATGAGGTTCCTCTTGGTATCTTGCAAAACGCCCCTGCAAGCGGCGAGATTGCTGCTGTTCGGGTTGCTGGCGTGAGCAAATTCAAGGCGAACGCGGCCATTGATATTGGTAAATTTATTCGGCCTGAGTACCTAGGGGCTGCTGACGCAGGCAAGGGCCAGGATGCAGGTGCGAACTGGATGTCTGCCCGCGGATATGTCCTGGAGGATACGGACGCTGAGAATGATCTCGGATCGTGCCTGCTTGTTAATGCTCCGCCGATTGCACTTGGCTGGAACGCTCAGGTGCCGGTTACCCAAGGGCTGACCTCTACGATATCGACTGCGGATGTCGTCACCTATACAGCCGCTCAGTTGCTTGGTGGGCTAATCCTGCGAGATCCTAATGGCGCGGCCAGATCCGATGTCACTCCGACAGCAGCGCTGATTATCGCTGCAATTATCCAGGCGGCCACGGGCAATCGGTTTGAGTTCACGATTCGCAACACGGCCGATGCTGCTGAAACAATCACGATCACTGCTGGAACCGACGTTACATTGTCTGGGACTATGACCATTGCTCAGAACAACTCCAAACGCTTCCTGGTCGAGGTTACGGCAGCAACGACCGTTACCATTTACAGCCTTGGAACCGTAGTCCATTAATACGGGGAGTCAGGTTAATCCTGGTAATGGTTTTCGGATAATGGTTTTCGGAACTGTAAGGTTAATCCTGGTAATGGCTTAAAATAGGAGATTTTATAATGCCACAACCAAATGTACGAGATTTAATTGTTGCGGGGCCCTTGGCGAACGTATCGATCGCCTACCGTAACAAAAATTACATAGCTGACAGGGTCTTTCCTCTCTTAAATGTGGGGCCGAAGGCCAAGGTCGCGAAGTATAACAAGGGTGCATGGTTCCGCGATGAAGCTGGTTATCGTGCTCCAGGTACCAGAGCCAAGCGGGGCGGATATCCGGTATCCTATGTGGATATCAGCACTAAGGAAAACGCCTACGCCAAGGAGGTTACCGACGAGGATCGGGAAGATGCGATGGTCCCCGGTGCCCCACCCCTGAAACCGGATCAGGATGCTATCGAGTATTGCTCTGACAAGATCGATATGCGGCGCGAAATTCTGGTCGCTACGGCAATTGTCGGCAGCTCTGCTGTCTGGAGCGCTTTGACTGGCGGAGAGGATGCAGGCGGTTTATGGGCGGCTGGAGCTGGAAACACGTTCATCGTGGATGTTGAATACAGAAAGGAGTATATCCGATCCCAAACAGGTATTACTCCAAATATCATGATTGTATCGGCCAATACTCTGGCTGAGCTCAAAAAAGAGTCGACGATCATTGCCCGCTATCAGTATGTTCAGCCAGGGAAAGTGACGGCCGCTCTCATTGCGTCTCTCTTTGATCTGGATGAAGTGATCATCGGCGACGCTGTGAGAAATGTTGCCAAGGAAGCTTCTGACGGGAACGATTTTAGCGCACAGGATATCTGGGAACAGAACGCAGGGAAGGGTTCTGCCTGGCTTGGATACCGTCCGCCTGCTCCAGGCTTAAAGGTTCCATGCGCAGGGTACCAGTGCCGGAAGCGATACAGCAACGGTCAGTTGCGAAAAATCAGCACTTGGAGGGAGCCTGCTGAACACATGGACGTATATGAGATCGCGGAAGAGATTCATGTCGTGCCAACATGCACCGATCTTGGGTTCCTCTGGTATAACACTATTGCGACGTGATGAATGATTCCCAGCAAGGTCGGGGGATTCAATCCCTCTCTTTACCCTCGACCTTGCTGGATTGCAGGGGTATTTATCCTTCGTAGGAGTATTCATGCCTCGCAGGAGTATTCATGCCTTGTAGGAGTATTTATGCCTTGTAGGAGTTAGGAGTATTTATGCCTTATTGCACACAATCAGACATTGAAAAGCAGATGTCCCAGGATGAATTGATCCAGTTCACCGACGACCGTGACACCCTGGCCGCTGATACGCTAAGTGCGGCTCTAACTGCTGACGCTACTTCAATAGCCTTGAACGATGCGGCTGACTTTCCCTCTTCCGGCAGGATCAAAATCGGCACTGAGGAGATCACGTATACGGGGAAATCCTCTGACACCTTGACCGGCTGCACACGAGGGGTTAACGGCACGGTTGCCCAGGCACACGATGACGACGCCGACGTGACCGAGCTAAACACGGTCAACGCTGAGGTTATTGCCCAGGCAATCGTGAACGCTGACGCAGAGATCGACGCTTACTGCGGGTCCCAGTTCAGTGGCCTTCCGTTTTCGAGTGTCCCGGACATAATCAGGGCAAAGGCTGTGGATATCGCGATTTACCATCTTTGCTCCAGGAGGCAAGGGGCCCCTGAGTGGAGGACCAAAAGGTACGACGATGCGATCAAATTCTTGACCAAAGTCTCGAAGGGTGAAATTACCTTCGGCGGGGATCAGGATAGCGTTTCGGATACTGGCGGGCCGGAGGCCAGCACGGATATCGATGATCGCTGCTTTACTATGGGCCTGACCTCGACCGGCGTGACAGGGACACTGGATAGGTATTAATTTATATATTTTTACCATTGGAGGTAAATAAAATGAAAAATACAATAAAATTAATAATTTTTATACTTTTGTTGGCAATCGTTCCATATATATGCCAGGCAGCGTTTATAACCGAGGAGGACGGTACACCCAGCTACTCTAATTACCGGACGTTACGATTTCCGAACGGGACGATATCAAATCCTACCGGGT